AATAGAAAAATAAATGATTATTAATTTATGTAAATAAAAAAATTGAATTTAAATATATAATAATATACAATATATATACATTTTTATAACAACAAATTTAAATAATAATAATGGACAATACACAGTTTGACAAATTAATGAATAAAATCGATGAATTAACAAAAAGGATCACAAAATTAGAAAAGGAGAATATTAAATTTAAGGAGGAGATCAAAGATATAATTATTATGGAAAATTCATTAATGACAGAGATTGGTAATAAGATTGAGACAAAATTAGATTTATTTGGTAATATGGAATTTAACGAGACTATTAAACAATCGACAAAACAAACAAAAAAAATAACTGAATTGGTATTTTTAAAACAAGAATTAAAAGATGATATTAATAAATATATTGATATTTTATACACAGCTGAAGATATTGAAAAGTTAAAAAATGAAAAAGATGTTAAAAGTAAAAAATCAGATATTGATAAAAACAATAAAATGATTTCATTATTATACAATACTATTATTAAGAAGAATTCACACGCATTAACTAAATTAAAAGATTTAAAAAATGAATTTTTACAAAAAAGTGAAATTGTAACAGAATAAATTTATTATTGTATTTTTCATTATTATTATTTTTTTAATTATATTTACAACATAGTTGTTTATAACACCACCCTTTTGTTGGGTGATTAGTTAAATCATCCAATGTTGCACCTTTGTTGGCAGTTACTATTACAAAATCCCATGCAAGGTCTATATTATTTCGGACATCATCGATAGAAATTGCAGAATTTCTAGATAAATTTATAAAATTCCAATCAAGCCCGATATTATCTAATACAATTTGCATAGTTACGTCACTTCTACAACTTACTTTATCCATATTCCAAGCTAATGGAGTTGTATCAAACATATCTGTAATAATATCAGCAATTGGAATTGCACTATTGTGAGATAAACTATACATACTCCATGGTTTAGTTGGGTGAGATTTAACAAAAGCTAAAGTTATATTTGAACTATTTGATAATGAACCTTCATAATCCCAATTTTCATCTGGATTAGCATCAATTGCAGCAGTTAATGTAGAAAAAGACATTAGTAATTTTTATATATTAATATTATTATATATATATATAATAATTTTTTATATTATAATATTAAATTAATTAATTTCTCGTAGACTATCATTTGTTTTTAAATATATTAATGGTCTATAAGGATATACTTTAAATTTTTTATTATATAATATTCTATCAAAGTTTTCATTTTTATAAGTTCCATTAAATTTAAAATCTATATTTTTAATTTTATCATTATTTTTTAATAATTTTTCAATATTTTTAATAATATCAATATAATAATTAATTTTAAATTTATTAGATTTTTCATATAAAATAATATTTAGAATATTTATAAATATAAATCTATATATAACGAAATTATGAGTAATTTTTAATGTTTTATGTATAGGTATTAATTCATAATCTAGAGAATTGTAAATATTTAGTAATAATATTTTGTTATAATTCTTATATTTTTTATTATAATTTATTAAATAAATTTTAAAATGTTGTAATCTAAAATCGTGTAAAATATAAGTATTATTCTTTTGTATATGAATTAAATTTGTATTTTTTTTCATATCAGGGCAAGTTTTTTCATATAAATTATGTAAAATATTTTTAATAACTTCTAAATTAGACAATTGTGAAATTATTATATTAAATTCGTTATTATAATCTATTTCACTCTCTTTATCATTCATAATATTTTGTAAATTTAATAGATAATAATAATCTAGTTTAATATGTTCAATATTAGTATTATCTAATTTATTAATAAATTGTTTAATAATTTTTGATTTAATTGAATCGTAATTCTTTTTTTCTGTTTTTATATCGTTATAATCTGTAAGAACATTATTTAAATTAACTTGTTGATTAATAAACATATCATTATCATTATCATATATATAAATCATATTTGGATTATATAATTGTTGATAAATATAAATTAAATTTACAAAAGGTGGTAAAAATAATAGATTATCTTTATTAATAAAATCAATATTTGTTAAAACTTGATTATTATTATAAATAAATAATAAATGAATATTAATTAAACATTCATTATTTATTCTTATTGTAAAAACCATATTATAAACATATGTTGATAAACTTACATATTTATCGACATTATATAATATATTACATAAATCATTAGAAATTTTACTAGGTTTTATACTATATAGATTATATATATTATTATCTATATCCGTACAATTATTAACGACTACATTATTATTTTTACAATAATTGATAATTATTTTGTTAATATTATTATAATATTCATTGGATTTATATTTATTAATTTTAAATTGAGAATTAGTTAAAACATTATCAATAAATTTTTCCTGAAAATCCATATTTATATTATTAATATTATTTAAAGTTTAAAATTAATATATTAATATTATTTAAAGTTTAAAATTAATATATATATATATAATTTTAATAATCAATATAAAAAAAATAAATAAGAATAGTTAAAATAAATTATGACAAATTTTCAAAATAAAATCCAAAAGAATTATAACAAAATAGTAGAATTGGATATATTAAATAACATTACTGATGAAAGTTTAAAACAATTTGAAAAATATTTAAATTATTGTTTACCAAGAACTCAAGATGAAAATAGTATATACTATTTTATAAAGCAATTATTTTTCAAAGATAAAGAAAAGTTTTATACATATATACAAGATATTAACAATACTTCATTAGTATTAATAACAGATAATAAAACAATGATGGAACATTTTGGATTAACGAATAAAATTTTTATTGGTTGGAATAATACACATAAGACTTATTATGTAAGTAGATATATTATTAAAGTAGAAGAGCCATTATTACAAAGACCTGATACTTCAAAATCAACTGAAAGTTTAATTAGTTTGGAAGAATTATCAAAATCAACTTCAACGAATAATATGGACAGTATTTTATACGACATTGTAGATATTATTGGTGAGAAGACAATATTATAAGTATAATTTAAAAATATTAGTTTTTTTTGTGTTACATACAATACAACTTTTTGACCTACTGTTATTTTCACAAATATCACATATAAGTAAATGCATACATGGAAAAGTTATAATATTTTTATAATTTGTGCTACATATAATACAAAGATTTGAATCATTAATATCTGATAAATTTATTTTTTGTATAAGTTTATCATTTAAAAATTTAGATTGATTTAATAAAGGTAAATCAGTAATAAAATGGTTGATATTAATTAAATCTAAATTTAAAAACTTCATATTATTAGTTTTATGATCTATACAAAAATTAGGTAAGATATTATAACTATAATTAAAATAACTAATATTATCACAAACATTACATTTAATATTATTTAATTGAATAATTCTATTACATTCTATTTCAAATTTATTATTATTAATATTTATATATTCTAGTTTTACTTCTCTATAATAATTAATATAATAAAAATTTAAATAGTTGTATAAAATAATATTATAAATATTTATAATTAGATTATTAACAATATAATTAATATTTATCATTGAAATATTATCAAGTTTATCTAAATTAATAATATTATAACTATCATTATACATATTTTTTAATAAATTATGTAAATAAAATCCAATTTGATGTATTTCTATAGAGAATATGATATTTTTATTATATATTATATGTTTACAAAATAGTTCAATATTAAAATTTATTTTATTATTATTAAAGGTAATATAATTGTGTGTAAATATATATTGTTTATTATTATCTAATTCTTTAACGTATGTTAATAACTTAATAATTAAAGTAAAGAAATAAATATTTTGTTGTATATTTAAAATACCATCTTGATAAAATGATAAATTATGTTGTTTATTATTATTACATAATATGGAAAGGTAGTATACATTTATATCGTCAATACTTTTTATATTATTAATAATATAATCGTTATCATAATCTATGTCAATAAATACAGAAATACAGTTTGTATCTATAATTTTATTTATTTTTTTAACGTTTATTGTTTTAATAATAATATCTTTTGGTTTAAAAAAATAATTATAAAACATTTTTGTAATATTAATATTACCCATAGTATAATAATTATATTAGTATGTATAAAAATAAAAAAAATAATAATAATTATGAAGAAAATATAGATCGTAGTGGTGGAAGAGCACACTTATACTTACTTTATAGTAAAGTATATGATGAGAGAATAAGTAGTAAAAATTTTTTTGATAAATACGAATTAAAATTTAATAAATTAAAATTTAATAAAATTCAATATAATGATGGATTTATAAGATATATACACCCTAATAATATAGACTATATATTTGAATTAAATGTACATAATTGGTATACAAAAGAAGAACATGAATCTAAATTTAATATAATAGATAAAGAAGAAACAAAAACTAAATATATAAATGGTAGTTCACCAAACAAAAGATTAAAATTAATATAAATTATTTGCAATAGTTAAGACATGGAGTATTTTGAATATCGTTATTAATTAATAATTCATCTGGGATAACATGAATAGGATATGAATATAATGTATTATTAAAAGTATTCACTATATTATTTGTAAGATTTAATTTATTTTGTTTAAATGGTGTTTTAGTAATATCTATACTATATAATAAATCTGCAACAAATTCATGACAAAAACGTTCATTATGTATTGTTTTTTTAGTAAATATAGATAATATATAATTATTCATACTAATGAATTTATAATTATAGTCATTTTGCATAAATATATTTAATTTCTCTAGTTGTATATCATTTAACGGTTTTTTTAATGATACAATATACATATTACCAGCATAATATTTTATTCTATCTTCCATTTTAGTTAGTTGTATATCTTTAGTAAAAGGTTTCATTTTATGGTGAACACGGTAATTGCCAGATTGTATCATTTCATAAACATATGGTACATTATCAATTATAATAATAAAACCCATATGTGAAAATTTATTATTACCCAAAATGCTATTACTAGGTACTTTAATATTGTCACTAAATAAAATTAAATCCCCGGTTTTAACTTTATTAATAACATTAGATAATAATATTTTATAATAATATTCATTTATGTTACAATCATTCCAATTAGACGATGGTTGTATAATATATAAAATGAATACTATAAACATTATAAGTATTATTATTATACAATATAATATTTTTTTCTGCTCCATTTGGTGATATTATATAAATATAAATATTTTTTATATATTTTTTTTTAAAACAATTTAATTATAAATATAAAATAATTATTATAATATATTAATTAGTTTTTATCTATATAACTAAATTTTTACTATTAAAAAAAATGACTACTCGTGGTACATTTGAGTTGATAACTAATAATGGTACACCAGATAAATTATTAATAGCTCATACTAAATTATGTCAAAGATTAGAATTAATAAAAGCGGAAAAAATAAAAAAAGTTAATGATAATTTAAATTTACTTTATGATAAATTTAATCAACTAAAGGAAGAAATAAATATTGATCCAAAATTATCTAATATTAATAACAAAAAAATTCAATTAATAAAACAACAGATAGATATATTAAAAAAGACCAATACATCTCCAACAATATCTGATATAGAATTAACTCATGATTTTTTCTTAAAGTCAACATATAAACCATTTGTATCTATAGGATCAGAATATAGTAAAAACATAGTAAGTATTAAACCACAATTGGGTGGAGTTTGTTCATTTAAGATACCAAAATATGGAGATTTCTTTAGTGACATGGTATTATATCTAAAATTAACAGAATTTTCTGCGATTAATCCAGTTAATAAAGTAAGATATTGTGAGTTTCCTGGACATAGAATAGTCAATCAAGTAAAAATAATATTAAATGGTGATATAATAGATAGATATTATACAGAAGATTATAATTTTTATTATCAATATGGTTTACCGTTAGATAAACAGATTGGTTGGAAAAAATGTGTAGGACAAGAGATACCAATTGAGGCACATTTAACATCTGATCCAGATGTGCAAGAATTTAGAGAAGTAAAATTTATTAAGAATGGACCACAAACATTAAAAAAAACACAACCACCATTAGAAATGTTTATACCATTATTATTTTGGTTTACTGATCCAAAACATGCCATGTCAACTAAACATATATCATTACAAAGTTATATTGAAGTTAACTTTGGTAAAAAAGATGAAATTACAGCATGTGATAATATCGCAGGAGATACTGGATTATTATATGTTCCACCAAAAATAGAAGAAAGTGCCTTATATATTAGACATTTATTTATAGAACCGGAAATAATGGAAATTTTTATAAATAGAGTTGGATTTTCATTAATACGAGTACATAAACACAAAGAACAAATAATTAATAATTCATTTTTCGACGTACCTGTAAATGATTTTAATTGGCCAACCGAATTATTTTATGTAGCCGTAAGACCATTGGAAAATTTATCAGGAGCCAATAGTATGGACACGTGGTATTTAAATAATAAATTAACATTAACTAATATTAGATATCCCATTATTTATGGAGCAGATATACCTGGTATAGTTGATGCTTCATTTTATCAAAAAGAAAAAATATTAACCAATTTATGTCTAGGTTGTGAAGAAGCATCTATTTACGAATCTATTTCTTCTACATTTTTCAATGCATACATACCATATAAATATGGAAAATCTAACAATATGTCACCAAGTGACACAGATTCATATTTAATCAATTTTCATTTAAACGATGGTTTACAATATCAACCACATGGATATTTAAATTTATCTAGAACTAAATTATTTAATTTAAGTTATGGTAGTGAATTAATATCTGGAACTTTTCCGTGTAATTTAATTATTTCATCTATTGCAATTAATTTTATATTATTGGAAAACGAAAGTTGTAAATTATATTACCCTATTTAATTTAATTTTAAATATATTATATTATATTATATTATAATATAATATATTTAAATTGTAAAAAATGTATAGGACAGCAAACGAATGTAGACAGAATTTGCCTATAATAGCAGCAATAGATGATGAAATTAAAAATTTATTACGTGAGATAAATAATAAAATAGAAGATGCATTAAGAATAGACAAAGTTGAAATTTATGTAGATTTACCAATACATTTTAATCATTTATCATGTAATTTTCTAAAAAATAAAGATATACAACAAAAAATTTATTATAACATTATAACCGAATTAGAAGAAAAAAATTTTAATGTTAAATTAAGAGCAAATAATGAAAGTGCAAAATTAAAAATTTCATGGGAAATTGTTATTAATCATCAAGAAATACAACGAATGGATGATAAATTAAATTCATTAAGGTTTTAAAAAAAATAATTTATTTTTTTTATTAAATTAAGTAGAAATTTCTTCAATTTTTTCTTCTTCTTCAATTGCAGGCAAAGTTTTTGAACTATCTGAATTTTCAGAAATAATTGCCTTTAGCTTATTATAAAAACCAACAAGGTTTTCCATATCATCAACACTAGTAGCAGTACGTTGAGAACAAACTTTAAGTACATTTAATGTAAATTGTAAATCATTTAAACTTAATTCTAATTTTACTTCATTGGCTGATTCCTTACCTTCATGCGTTTTTACTTCGATTAGATAAGTTTTAAGTTTACTATACACAGTAAATACTCCACCATATTCTTCTAATTGGAAACTACCGCGAGAAGCGTATAAAGTATATAATGAGAATACAAAATTAATATCTTCGTTAGTCAAACTAGTCATTGATAATTTTCTTTTTTAGTTTATTTAAAATTTATAATATATATATAGTATACTAATCCTTTTTTTTAAATTAAAATTAAAATGTCGAATGTAAATACTAGACCAAAACCAATAGATTTCTCATATAGTAAGAAAATAAATACAATTGTAACACCTGTACAAAATGATAATTATGAATTACCTAATACAATTATTGAAAATCCAGTTGTTATTAAAGAAAATACAAATACAACTGGGATATCAACTGATAATATTACAAATGAAGTTTTAGATAAAATAAAAAATATAGGATTAAATATGACAACAACTGAAGCAAAATTAGAAATTAAAGAAGATAATGGAAATTGTTTAAGATTATCAGATAAAAAAAATAACTATGCTGATTTAAAGATATATAACAATGGTATATTATCCATACAACCAATTACTACAACAATATTGGTAGGTTCTAATACATTAAATAATACATTATATCCATTGACATTATTAAATAACCCAAAAATACCAGCAGAAAACAATCTAGGTGTTGGTATAAATTTTGATTTAAAAAATAATATTAATTCTAATAAAACTTTTGGATCTATAACAGTTATTGGAAATAATGTTACAGATAAAAAAGAAAATGGAATTTTAAATATTAATTTAATGAATAATGGTAAAATTAACAATGCGTTATCATTAACATCTGAAGGTGTATTATATATAAAAACAAGATCATACGAAACATCAGATGAAAGATTAAAAGATGTTATAAAGTTAACTAATATAGAAGATTCATATAATAAAATAATGAAAATTAAATTAAAAGATTATACTTACAAAACAGAAAAAATGAAAATTAAATATACCGGGGTAATTGCACAAGAATTAAAAGAAATTATACCAGAAGCAGTTTCTATACAAAAAAATAATGATTTAGATGATTGTCACTCTGTGTCAACTAAAGAATTATTATATCATATGATAGCTGCAATTCAATATATAAGTAAATAATATTCTTATACTAAACCAGAAGTAGATTTTACATCTAATATACCATTTCGTGGATACATTAACATATCTTGTAAATTTTGTATTCTATTTTTTTGAAATAAAGTAATAATAAATAGAATAATTATTAAAAATATATACATATATTTATCATACAATTGGGCATATGATTGTTGTTGTTGTTTTTTATTACTAATTAGATAATTTATATAATTAGTGTCATAATGTGAAGCATTATTATTATGAAATAATTCTACATCATCCATATCATTGTTTGATGTCATATTTTCTAATTTTTCTAATCTTTTGATATATTCTTCATTATTAGCAACATTTAAGTTATTCAAAGAATATTGACCATTAATTGATGCAAATTTAGCAGTGTCGGTATTATTAGAATTTGATAATTTTTCTTTCATATTATCTATGTTGAAAGCATTATATAATGGCATAGAATCAAATTCTGGGACATATGAATCATGTCTAAATGATGATAAAGGATTACTATTATACATTAGGTTTTTTTAAATATATTTTAATAAAAATTTTATTTAAATAATCTATATATATATGAAAAAAATATAAAAATATTTAATTAATTATAAGTTAAACAAATGGATGAATTATAATTTAAATATATACATATATAAAGTTATAATATATACATATATAAAGTTATATTAATAAAGTACAAACTAAATTATTAATGGATTTTGAAGAACAATTTTTACTTTTCTTAGAAGGTATATATAATGATGATTATATTGATATTGAGGAACAATTTAAATTTAAAATGTTAAGTAATATTCATGAAGAAGAAAATGTATTAAACAAGAAACGTATTATATATGATAAAATACCAGATAGGTTTACTATTTTGGAAAATTGGAAGATATCAACAAATGTCAAATGTTGGTTTTGCGATTTAAGTTTTAAAAATCAACCAATCTTTATACCCAATTCTATAACTAAAACTAATGAAGGAAAAGAGTTGGGGGTTATGGGAAATTTTTGTTCATTTGGTTGTGCAAAAGCATATATAAATAATAGCAAAAATATACCAGAAGATAAAGAATGGGAATACGATAAATATCTCAAATATTTATATAAACAATTTTATAAAAAGGTAATAAACGATATTATACCATCACCAAATAAATATAAATTATTACATTATGGTGGAAATTTATCAATAAAAGAGTATAAAGAAAAATTAGTTAATGTAAATAAATTAAATTCATAAAATTGGAGGATAATTATCCCATTGAAATGTATTAGATTTTTCTATAACTTCTTTCCAATAATGATTTATATCTTTTATATACATAATAGTATATAAAAATCCGGAATAACCATTAATATAATTCCACCACTCTTTTTTCATAGCGTCAGTAGTTATACCGTGTATACTAATGTTTGTTATTTCTGGAAGGATTTGATAAGAATTATCAAATAAATAAATAAAATTATTTATATGTAACGTATGTGTATTTTTTACATGTAATAATATAACAATATTATTAGTTATTATATCAGAATTATTATTAATTAAAATATTAAAATCAAAATTATGTTCTACAATGGTATCCATTTTTGATAAAAACCATTTTAAAACCTTTTTTTTAATAGCATCATTATTTTCTTTTACTTTAAAGACAAATTGAAAATCACAAGAATTTTTATTATTTGTAAAAATCATAATAAAAAAGAAAAAAATCAATTATAAATTATATATAATATAATTATATAATTTATAATTATTGTAAAAAAAAAATAATTATTTATTTTTTATATATTTGATATAAGCAATGGCTTGAAAAATAGAATCTGCTAAATCATCTAAATTTTTTTTCTTAATATGTATAATTTTATTTTGTAAATTAAAATTATTAATAAAATATAACATATTTAACTTTGTATGTTTTTTATTAGCTAAATACCCACTATTAGATGTAGCAATACAGTTATTATGTTTTAATAATGGATGAAAGAAAATTGTATTCTTTACATGTGGGTACATAATACTAATTTCATATAAATCGTTATTTGAATATTCATATTTTAATTGATGAAAAATTGATACACTAAGGTAGTTATATGTTGGTTGATACTCAATACATAATATAATTTTTTTAATGTTATATTCAATTATAAATTTTGAAATTATATTATTTATTTTAATTATTTCTTTTTTAAATAAATTTGTTAATCTTATTTTATCAATTGTTTTTACATTTTCACCAGGACATACATCAATTACATCCAAATATTTTAGTGAAATTACATTATTTAGTATATTATTAATATTTATTAATTTAGGTTTGGGTAAAATATCTCTTTTTAATTCATCTTTAATATTTGTTTTATAGTTGTTATTGTAAGAAAAAAATGATACCCCTAATGATTTATGAGCACAATCATAACTGAGTAAATATATGTTATCCATATATAATTTAAATATTAAATATATTATATGTATATAATATATTTATATTTAAATTCGTTTTTGATTTTTAATAATTAATTATTAAAATTTGAATTATATTTTTTATTTATAATATAAATATTATAATTTAAAAATATAATATTATTAATTATATTATATAGGGATTATATAAAAATTATATTTTTTTATTTATAATGTCAAATTTGTTACTTGAGAAAAATAATGTAAACAATCCCACTAATATATCTGGGATGAGTATGCTCTTTAATAACGAGCTATTAGCAAATAGTATAAAACCAGATGTCGTTGAAAAAAATTTAATAGATAATTCAAATTATAATGATTATCAAAATAACGAGTATGATAGAAACCCAATTGCTGAATATGAAAATCAAGTAAATGATTTAATTTATAATAATTCAGACATAAGTAATATACCTATGCCAAAACCTACTAGTAATTTTAATACACACAGTAATGAAAATGATTATATTAATACTGACGATGTAATATCTGAATTTGATGAATTTGACCAATTATTAAAATCAGTTAGTGAACCAAGTAATAATAATAATAATAATGATAGTGATAATGATTTTGCACCGTCAGATAATAATAGACATGTACCTTATGGAATGCCAACTAATACACCATATCAACGCCATCAGTCTAATTATTCTTCAAATATTGATAATATTATTAATAGTGATAGTACAAAACCCCATAACTCTGAAATAAATAAAACTCTACAAGAAGATGAAAAGAAAATGAAATTATTAGAACAAATAGATATGCTAAAAGAAGATTTAAAAAGAGATGGAATAAATTTACGAAATGTAAATAATGTTGATTTTAGTTCATCATTAGATGAAATAGATCATGTGTATAGAATATTATTAATTAAAAATAATAGAGATAGGTATAGAGAATTAGCAGAAGATTGTGTTTTAACTCTTTCTGCTGGATTAGAAAGAATTTTTGATGGAGAAAATGAATATTTTGGTATGCAACCAGATTTAACTGGGTATTCAGATGTTGTTAAAGCTAAATTACGTAGATTGAGATACGAAACTTCAACTATTGCTAGTAACGTTATGGAGAAATTCGAATTTACACCTTTAACTCGCATTTGTATAGAGCTGCTGCCCTCGGCATTCATTCACTCGACCAGAAGGAAGAAACATGCAAAAGACCAGCTTAATTATGAAAATCAAAATCAAAATATGGATGACGTATTATCATCTATTAGAGACAATGAAGATACAAAGAGACATAATTAAGTATTTTTCAAAATCTTTCATTTTTTTTTTGATAATATCTAATAATTTATGTATTATACATCATATTTTTTATACCTGTTAAAAATCAATTTGTATTTAAAGAAATAAAATAATATATATATACATTGTTTCTTTAAATATAATTCATATTAAAAAATTGAATTAAATTATACATAATAATAACAATAGATAAAACATGAGTACTATTATTAAAAATGAAGAAAGTATTGGTACTAAAATTAAAGATAAATTAAATAACCATTGGTATAAAACTGAACATAATAATTTATTAGATAATGTTGAAATTACTAATTCTGGGTTGTTATTATCAACAATTACAGCAGAGGGTAGATTATCTAATATTAAATTTCATGAAGAGAATGTAATAAAAAATATGAAACTATCAAATAATATAATTAAAATTGGATGTAATTATAATGAATATATTGATGATTTATATGTACAATTAACTACAAAGGTAAAAACATCAAACAGGGGTAGAAAACCAAAGGTAAAGATTAAACCAATGAGAAAAATACAAGGTACTGGACGTTATTTTAATTCACAAATTACTTTTACATTTATTAATAATATAGAAACTAAAAAAATGTACCATATTAAATTATTTAGAAATGGTAGCATACAGATACCATCTGTAACAGATGAATCTTTATTATCAATTAATAAAGAAATAACTGAATTGATTGAATATATATCACAAGTTGATGGTATTAAAGAGGATAATGATAAAGACATTGAACAATTATATTTAATTTCAATTATGAATAATTATAAAACATTTTTAAACTTTAATAATAAAAAAGTTGATGTTTTACAAAATGAAGATATATTATTAGATGGTGAAATGGAGAAGATTAATTTAAAAGATAATTTAAAAGATAATTTAAAAGATGATTTAAAATATGATCTAAAAGAGAAAGTAGAAGAGAAAGTAGAAGAGAAAGTAGAAGAGAAAGTGTTGATTCCTAATATGGAAGAATCACTTAAATATTTAATTGATTTATATAAATTAGAAAAATTGTTATTAATGTATAAGGACAATCCAGATAATAAATTAAATTATACAATTTATAATATTACTTATTTACCAGAAAAATATACAGCATTAACTATAAAATTTATTACACCAGTTGAGATTACTAATGAAAATGTATTAAAGTATAAAAAGAAGATTAATATAAAAAAAATAAAAAAAACAACTATTAAAATTTTTGGTAGTTGTAAATTAAATATAGATGGATCGCCATCTAGAAAAGTATCTGAAGTAATTATAACAGATTTACTTCAGATTTTCAATCAATTTAAAAATGAATTATTTTATTAATTAGAAAAATTCTTAGATATATCCATTATTATTTAATACATCTATAAATATATAAGTAAAAGATAATAAAACACCTATAGTAATTAAACCTTTTTCTGTTAATTGGTCATTATTATATGTATTTTTTTGAAATTTAGATATTATACTTTTGTTAAAAATATCAGTATTATATAAAATATAAAAGATAAATATTAATACTGCCATTTTTATATTAAATTGTGCAACTAATTTATATAACATATTTGTTAAATCATCACAATTACTAATTTCTTTCTTTTTATTTAAATGTCTAACATTATTGGTTATAATATTTTCTTGTGGTACATTATTTTGTTTATTACATTGATTTTTATTATTAATTTCATTTGTATATGTATTTTTTTTTTCAGTTAGATCATTATATAAACTATCAAAGAGATTGTTATTACTATGGTCAACAGTATATGACATTTTAATTATATAACTATTATACAACTATTATATATATTAATATTATTATTTTTATTATTAAATATATTTAATATATATTTTTTCATTTAGATATTTACTAAATAATAATTTATTCATCACTAGATCTATATATAATGGTGAAAATATAATATCCCTTTTAAGGGGATTATATATATCAGTTGCTATTATGTGTATTAAATTAGTTAATTGTTTTTTATTATTAATAATTAATTTTTTATTATAACAATAAGGTAACTTTTTATTACTATTATAAGAACAAGATGTTAATATATCTATATCTTTATTACTAATTGAATTATTAAAATGAATACTATTTTTCAATAATTTATTTATTTTTAATATAATTTCATTTTTAGACATATATTTAAATAAATTTATCAACATATTATCAAATAAAAATATATTATTATCAATAGTTTCATTTATTAAATCATATTTAATATTAATTTTAATATGCTTTTTAAGTATTATATTACTTATCATATTAATAACATTATTGTAAATATTTTGTATAATTTCGGTTTCATTAATATTATTAATAATTTTTTTAAAATATTTATTTGTTAAATATTTTGACAATTCATTATATAATATATTATCATAATTATATTCTAAAAATTCTAAAGTTAGTTGAGATACTTTAATTTTTTGTATTACATTTTTAATATTTTTTCTAATAGTATTATCTTTATATAATTTTAAAATATTAATAATTTCTATTAATAATAAATTATAGATATATTTATTATATAAACTATTATTATACAAAGATAACCGTTTATTTTTTTTATCAATAGTTTTATTTAATATTGAATTATTAACAATATCTGGATCATAATATATAATTTTATAATAATCTTTATATTTTTCAATAGTGTTGTATGTATTAATTTCTAAATCATATATAAATTCATTGTGTATATTAAATAATTTAAAAGATCTAGTTAAATAACTTGATATATCATTTTCATTACTATATTTTTTAGTATTTACAATTTTTGAAATAATATTGTTTAATTTATTTATATTATTTTTTAATATATTTATAGAATCGTTAATAGTAATATGTTTAGAAATATAATAATTAAAACCATTACATACAAAACCGATTATTTTTATATTTTTTTTATCCTTTAATAAAATAAATTTTTCAATATATATAAAGTTATAAATAAAGCTGTATTCGTTATTGTAAATATCTATATTAATATTATTTAATTTTGTTAAATCGTCTAATTCGTTATTTATAAAATGTATTTTAACTTCATTATTTAACTGTTCTAAATATTTACTATTTATTTTTTTTAACTTAAGTGTATTATTTAATATAAATGAATTATAATCATGTATAAAGTTAAATAGGTCAACATGGTTGATATTATATTGATTCCTATTAAATGTTTTATAATTATGTTTTATATCTACTTTTTCGTTATTTACAACAATTACATTATCTAATTTTTTTATAGTTTTTTTTACATTTTTTAATATATTAATATTAGAATCATTTATAGATACATATATATGTTTTTTAGTTTTTATATTTTTTAATATTACAGCATAACATTGGTGTTTTTTATTTATATATAATTCTATGATTTTATAATTTTTATTAGTGTAAATAAAATCATTTAAAGTATATAAATCAATATTAATTGTATTAGTTTTTTTATTTAATTCATTATTTATTAATTGTTTTATAGATAATGTTATATTATCAGTATATATAAATTTTTGCTGTTTTATT